TAGCTCCAGCGCATTCAATTAAGAATGTTAGCTGTAGAATACAGCTCCAAGAGTGCATCTTGTACTCTCATCCACCCATAAGACGTGCGGGAATTTGCACGAATGTCAGTAAGCCGATTCTAGAAAGACGTGACAACGTCTAAAACAGATATCAGTTTACTCCTTTTTCGTCCGATAACCGCAGACACCCTATCGTCTGGAAAAACCAGCGAAGGTCTGTCGCGCGTCAAACGGAGCCATTCAAAGAATCGAATGGCCTCGTCGTCTGGACTTCTTTCAAATGGATCCTCTACGGAAGAAATTTCTCCGTAGTTGGATAAATGACATTGCCACCAATCAAACCATATACTACGTAAATGGTAGTTGGTTGCACTGTTACTCCATAAGTGTCTTGTATCGAAAGAAAATTTCGGGACAAAACATTCGGGAAGCTCCAGAAGGTCTCGAATAACTCGAGACCTAAGATTCAGGTAACCGTAGGCTAGCCCAGAATTTGCTAGATCTACCGCAGCCTGAAAGCTATCGGGGTGATGTCTACCCACGCGATCAGCAGAAAATTTTCTGCTTAAGCGCAGTGGTCCTACCGATGATCCAAGATAGTATTCTCCACCACATGACTCCCGAAAGGGATTATGCGGGTTGAAGAACGTCTTCGATCGATTGATTAGGAAACCACATCGAGTCAGATAATCGACAGTTGTCGATACCTGACCGAGGGGGATGACAAGATCATCACCAAAAACCACATAGTCATGTTGTCTATGTGATCTCCACGAATCGCGGTTAGCGAGCTCGCAGATTGCGCAGAAAATGATGCATTCGATTGGAAAGCATAATGCTGACCCCATCGGAGCGAATTTTCTGAGCAGTACCTTGCTTCCATCCGGAAGCAAAGCAGATGTCGATCTGGTTGCAAACAAAGCATCCAAGATCGGTGTCCCTGCAAACAAGGACTTCGCAAGTACCCAGGAGACGGAATCTGATGCAGACGATAAATCTATCGTCGCGTAAGATCCGTCAAGACTTCCTCGTTGAGCATATCTCTGATTGAAAGATCGATCATGGATATGAATATGACGAGAAAGAATAGGGTGATGCCTCATAAAACGATCAATTTGATGCCAAACACCCTGTTGCAAATATTGCAACGTGGCTGGCTCTTTAGAGATTGTTCGAAAAGACGTCATACTCTTGGGCACGAAAATGACTTCACAGCATCTTTCAACCTTCCCATAGGGGAGGGGAGAAAGATCAGAGAAAGAAAGGTTCAATCTACTAAGGAAGAGATCGATGAGGGCATCACTGCCCAACATTTGATACTTATTCCTCAGAGACGATTCTTTCTTCGTCAGAGTAGCGACAGAACCGTTTCCATGATTTGGGTAAAAACCCTCATACGTGAAAGCAGAAAACCAATCTTTGATGATTAGGTTAAGACGTCGATACAGCTGATAGTCATGAGTTAAATTCATCAATCGACTCTCAGTGGCTAGATATTCTTCCAAGGCGTCTGTCGAATAATCGGCATCCCTAAGAGATAATCTAGACATAAAGGAGAGGAATTGATTGATGACTGCGAAGTCTGACCGGTTCGGCTGCGCCAGAAAGCGCACAATCTCAGGCTTAATTGGCGACAAAAAGTCCCCACAGCTTGAGAAGTCTTTCCTAAGAACATGTTTAAAGTGTTCATAATCATACCTGTCACCGTCTACGTAATTACGTAGAAGAGTAACGGCGGATTTAAGGAAGACAGCCAATTCGAAAACGTCACATCGTACCATGGCATCAAGCCAAGGTATGATAAGACGAGAAGAATTAGAGCCCCGATCACTAACGAGGTCCAAGGTAAGGTAGGCTTGATATTCGAGAGCAAGTTTATAAGCTTGATCATCTCGAGTAGAAAGTTTTCCACCTTTAAAGGTACTTGGACCGGAGCACCGGAGAAAATCTTCGATGACTTTACGTGCAGATACTGCGCGCTTTGTTGTGTTCGACATGTGGGCCTCCTTGTCATGTGACTAAATGTCAGATGGCTTCAGGGAGCCTCTAACCATGCTGTTGAGTCTATCAACTGTCATAGACCCCGTTGCATAGAATCCGCTTACCAATCGACCTAAAGCAGTTTGCAACATTGCTGTTGTAATACTTGCATTGGCCGGAAACTTCATTACACAATGTATTGAAATTGGTAAGTCCACCCGATACATTGGATCGACACTATCCGTTTCGGAAAATGTCTCGGTCAATTGAACCAAAAGTGAAACGCCCTTCTTTGAAGGACCATAAACACTAGGGTCAACATCCGTTCCATTGTATATATTAGCTACTTCTGAGTAACTAATACGAAATTTTTCGGGTCTATCGACGGGCGAAGTCAGATTGGTCAAAATCACCTCGTTAGGTGTATCAACCTTAGCTCTGAAGTCCGCACTGTAATTGACGCTTCCACGTGGAAGGGTCAGTACAGGGTTTCCGGAGATAGCGGTATCGGTATAACCGACGTTTACAGATTTTGCCATGTCATCTCCTTCTGCAGCTTTAAACACTGCAATCGTTATTTTTTAACAACGATAAGAGAGGTAAGTTCAGCCCAATTGCTGAACCCAGATGATTGTTCGATCTTCAGTCTTGGTAGCCTAACATGTTGTTCGACTACTCTATCATACTTGGTAAATTTCACAGTACCAAGCAGAGGGAGTTGTCCGAAGAGCTCACGAGCGGGAACACTAAGTTCGTGTTTCCACGACCAGCACGTACCTAAGATGTTCAAGTATTGAACGTCTGTACGTACGTCAAGTGAAGAGAGTAGTGACTGAATGTCAGCTACCCAGTCCACGACAAACGAAAGAGGAATCATATCCCAAGCATTTTCAAGCTTAGGCCATAAGTTCCAACGTCTAGCATCGCCGACAATTTTCATTAGTCCGCGAGGCCACCTTTCAGCACACACTTTATAGTGATATGTTGAGAAGTACTTCCGTTTGCCTGTCAAATTGACGTGTGAGGACGATGAGTACTTAGTATTTGTCGGGACAGCATTTGCTGTATCTCGAACAGATGCGATACTCTGCGCCAGTTTTTTGGTATCGGAGATAGTAAGGTTTAATCCATACTTGAACCAAAGCCATAAACTCGCGTACGTTGATGGATCTTTGAATCCTGAGAATTTCGGGATCAAATCACCAATCTTTCTAAGCTCAGAAATAAAGCCTAGAGAGTTAACGTTCGTAAACTCAAACTGGTCTACACATCTCTTCCCTAATAGACCAATCTCATTCTCATCATCATTACCCATTGTCGGAAAAATATCCAGCATGTAGTTCTGATTGATGTTCCTGAGAAAGGCTACATCATAGCTATAATAGTTAGGAGAAATCCTACTAAGGTAACTAGATGTCCTAAAGGGTTGAAACTTACTGGGCGAGTATCCAAAGAAGTCGTTATACGACGTAAATTGGATGGAGGTAGATCCAGATTGCCAAGTTAGGCTATTTGAATCTTTCCTTCTAAGGGTGAGAGAGCCATAGCTCTGATCGATCCATACGGATCCATTGAACTGTTTCCCCTCAAACCCATATCCTCGTCCAACTACCCCTCCTGAGTTGATAATCCTCAGCGTCAGTAATCCATAGCCTTCATTTTTTAATGGAGGGTCGGAAACTTTCGAAACAGGATACGACTCAAAAAGATCAGTACCTTCGGGTGCAATATGCGAGTACGTGCGCAACCAAGCGCCGACTCGCGTGCTATAATAAGCATTGCAAGACCGAGGGTCCACTTCATAAGTCGATTGAAAGGGTGGCAATACAATATCACCATCGAAATCTCGATGATAACATGTTTTGTCTCCCAAATCATTCGGCTGTGAAGCCTTCGTTATGAAACCGGGAATTCGAACGATGTCCTCTGTTATACAGGGGTCACCATTCTGTTCATACGGTCCAAAGAAGGGATCGATATAGAAAGAGTAGTAGGCGGTCGAAGCACTTGTCGCACCTTCGTCGATATAGTACTTCGAGCCAGGTAAGTTGTGAATAGTGAGCATAATCAGGTCCTCCTTTCGTGAAGATCGGGAACAGAGCCCATAGGGC